ACCACATCTACAGGCGCGCCCCACCACCACCGCCGGAGCCACCGGAAGACCTGTTCGACTAAAGGAAGGAAAGGAACCACATGAGCGGCATCATCTGGAAAGGAAGCCCGAACCACTACGTGGGCCGCAACGGCTACGGCGTCACGCACATCACGCTGCACATCATGGTCGGATACCTCGCCGGCACCGATGCCACGTTCGCCAACCAGTCAAGCCGGGCATCGGCACACTACGGCATCGGCGCGACCGGAGAGATCCACCAATACGTGTCGGAACTCGACGGCAGCTATTCAGACGCGAACTACGCCTCGAACAATTCGACCATCAGCATCGAGCATGAGGGAGGAATGGCCAACGGTGCGGTCTGCACCCAGGAGTGCATCGACGCAAGCGCGCGCCTCTGCGCCGACATCGCGCGCAGGTACGGGTGGACGAAACTGTGGCACGACGGGCTGAAAGGCAACGTATGGCTACACCGGGAAATCCCAGGCACAGACCACCTCTCATGCCCCGACCTCGCGCCCAACGGCCTGCCATACAAGCAGATCATCGACAAAGCAAATCAGATACTCGAAGGAGGCTCCATGTCAAACGCAGGAGACGAAGTATGGAACTGGGCATACAAGCCCAACGGGAAGAACGCCACACCGGGCGGCAACATGTACAACCTGCTCAACTACGAACTGCCAAAACGCATCAGAGACAGCATCATGCAATACAGCTACAAGGGATCGGCACCGGGCGGCAACATCTACAACACAATCTGCTTCGAGATCCCCGGAATGCTGAAACAGCTCACCAAAACCATCGAGACGCAGCAGCAGCAGATCAGCGAACTGTCCGAAAAAATCAGCAAGCTGGAAGGAACCACGAAATGACCGACACGACGGAAAACCGACTCCCGACGGCCAACACAACGGAATATGCCGCAATGCCCGTCTCGGCGCAGATCATGGCCGCCGCCGATGACGACGCCGAGGCAACGACGCCGAGAATCGACGGCGGCACAATATCCAGATTCCTCGTGCTGCTCCTTGCGCTTGTCAACCAGGGACTGACCATGTTCGGCCATCCGGTGCTCAACATCGATGACACGACCATCACGCAGCTCGTGAGCCTCGCATGGACAGCCGGCAGCGCCATCTGGTGCTACTGGAAGGACAACGACGTGACCGCGAAAGCCCGCGTCAAAAAGGCGAGGCTGTCGGCACGCCACGCGGCCTAGATAAGCCGGACGGCCGCCGTGGCTTCTCTCAGACGGCCGTCCGGCATCGCAACGTAATGCTCCGTAGTTTCCACTGACTCATGGCCAAGCAGCTCCGCGACCACGAATAGGTCGTGTGTGGCGGCGTAGGCCGTGGTGGCGAACCGGTGGCGCAGCGTGTGCGCGGCGTATCCGTCCGGCAGCAGGCGGCTGATGTGGTCACCGATATAGGACTCTTCCACATGTCCGCCGAAGCGGCCGGGGAACAGATACCCTTGCGTCTCCATGACGGTGTTCGCCAGGTCGTCCGGCATCGGCACGATGCGCTGTTTGTCGCCTTTGCCTCGCACGATCAGCGAACGGCCGGCGCTGTCGGCCACGACGTCATCGCTGTGGACGCGAGCGATCTCGCCACGCCGCAGACCGCACTCGGCTGCAAGTCGGATCATGAGCTTTTCCGACGGCGTGGCCTGCTCCATCGCCGTCGTAATGTACCGGTCCGGACATGGCCGGGGATGCGCGTGGGGCTTCTTCACCCGCGGCACGTCCAGACTCGGGTCGTCGGCCCGCCGGCCGCTTTTGTGCAGCCAACGGAAGAACGACGAAATGGTGTTCCGGTACGCCTTGCGCGTTTCCGGTTTCCATTTGATTGTCTGTGCTGATAGGCCGGCCGCCTTGAGGGTGTCAGTCCACCCTTCGATGCTTCTGCGCCATGGGACCGGTGCGCTGATCTTGTTTCTCATGATCCATCATGCACCCCTGGCTTTAAGCGGTTAAAATGAGCTCGGATAAGCTCAGAAGCCCCATGGATTTGAACCTTGGACCTCTGGTATCCCCATAGGTTTAGTTGTGGCGACACGCAGCATATTTGAACTGTCTAAGCATCCGTGCTTTACTGATTGACTGTGAGTTTAGTAATCAATGAGCAACAAACGATCGCCAAGCAGGTTCGCGGCAAGTTGCGTGCAAATCACGTCACGCAACGAGAGCTAGCGGACTCTGTGGGAATGAGCGAACAAGCGTTGTCGAACAAGCTTCGCGGCCTGAAGAACTTCACACTGCGTGATGTGTCGCGTATAGCCGACTTCTTCGACGTTTCCGTCGATTCATTGCTCGGCCGAGAGCCATTGGAGGTGAAATGATGGATTGGCACCTTGTTTTGTCTATTACGGCTCTGGTTTTTTCCATTCTGGTTTCGATTTACGCGTCACGGTGATTCAGATGGTTGGTTGCGGTGATTTTCTGGCGTCTTCAGGATTGTGGTGGAACCTTCGGTGTGCGCACCATGTGCGGAATCGTTCGGCCAGTCTGTGCGATGCTTTCCAGTCCTTTTCCTCCCACCATTTGTCGGCGAGTTCCGAAGTGAGGGGTATTTCTTCGTATCCGCAGCGGCGCAGTCTTGTGGGTGATTTGGTCCAGTGGATGCAGATCCTGGCATCCTCGGGTATGGCATCCGCGCCTTCGGGCGGCCAGATGGCTATTTTCACGTCGTCAGTCAGTGGTGGCGTCGCGTTGGGCAGGCGAGTGACGATGTACGAGTTCATCCATGATGCCTCTGGTCTATGTCGAACCGTTCTACCGAAGGTTGCGGCCGTCCAACCCAACGAAATTACGGCGATGATGTCGCTGAAGTTCAGGTGCATATATTCTTCCTTCCTTCGTTCGTTGAGAGGTTTGGTTTGTGCGATTACAAGCCTATCGCGGCGAAGGAAGGAGCCTAACCATCCACCTAGGAATCAAGGAGCTGTGAAATGAGCGTTTTCAATCCGGAATGCACTAGCAATTACTTCCATGTGCGGGACATCGACCCGTCGGAATGCGCTGGCGGCAATCCCTACGCCTTCAAGTGCCGCATCAGGGTGGCCGGAAGCACGTTCGGGTTTGATGGCTTGGACATGGGCGGCCTTCAAAGGATGAAGGGCGCGATCAACAAGGCGATGACGCACGCGAGGCGTGCCCGCCGTGAATGGGAAGGAGCCCAGCAATGAGTGTCACAGTCAAGCGAGTGGACGGCAAACGGCATTGCTTCTTCGAGCTGATCGTTGAGACGGAGGACGGCATGACGGTGCGCGTCCCGTTCAACGGCGTCGAGCTCGAGGATCTGGAAAAGCAGATCGCGCGATGCTTCGAGCAGTGAAACGTTTCATCCAGACCGTTCTTCTGATTCTGTTAAGCCCCTTCGTGCTGTTCATGTTGGGGCTGGTGCTCGCGGTCGTCCGTCTTGGTGATTTCCTCACCGACGACGACTGACAAAACCGAACGGCATATGGGGCGTATGGCGTACCCCTGCCACCGCTGAGCCGGGTTAGCGACCGGCAACGCCAGGCGCGTGGCTGCCGCGCCATTTGCGAGACGAAATTCAGCTCCCGACCATCTCAGTCCGTCGGTAAAGGCGGAATCGGGCGACCATTGACGGCTTCGGCCGTGGACTGACTTGGGACCATTCCCGGCGGCTTCGGCCGCTCTTGTTATCGACGGCGCGGCTCCGACCGAAACGTTCTGCAGGACCCTTGGAATCTGTTGCCCGGCTCGGCCGAAAATCTCGGCCGAGCATTTTCATCAGCAGATTCTAGGTCTTGACCTCTCAAGCGCTCACCAACCGAAAGCTACAGAAAGGATTGAGATTGAGCAAGGCAACATTCCCCGACAAACTCAGGACGCAGATGAGGATGGCACTCCCGATGATTGACTCGAACGTCAGGAGTAAGGCCAACACTTCCAGGCAGTCGTTGATGCAAGTGACCGGATTGGACGACAACCAGCTGCAGGCGGCGTTGAGGCTGGCCTATGGTTCCAAGGGCGTGCCGAGTCCCGTCTACCGCTCTCCCACCGCCGGCAAGATGTACGATTCCTCTTCGCTGCTGATGACGTTGGCCAGATGGTGCGGGATGTGGGCTTATGTCATCGAGGATTAAGCCGTCGTTGCACGAGGTGCTGCACTATCCGGAGGAATCGCGCAGGATGCTCATGCAGGGCTTCGCCGACGCGGTGGACCGGATCGCGGCGAACAACCGGCGCGCCGACATCGAACTGTTCCAGGTCTGCCGGGCGCTCGGTGAACCGAACGTGCCGACCCTGCTCAGTCTGTGCGATGACGGCCTGCCGGCGTACAAGGCCGGCGCGTGGCGCATCGACTGCCGCAGTTTCCGCAAATGGGCCACCAGATACACGCCATATAAGCCGCAACCGAAACCACACACCACTACGTATAAAGAGGAGCAGCTGTTTTGAAACCGCAGATCCGCATATCGCTCGACGTCGAGGACCACGACCGGCCACAGCCCGGCGACGTGGAAATCGGACAGAACATCATCAGCCCGGACGGGCCGCGCATGGTCTGGTCGGACATCTCGAAGGCCGACTGGCCGATTGTCGCCGCGAAGCTCGAACAGATCGCGCTGCTGCTCAGGGACAAGGCCAGGGCATGACCCGCATCAGCATGCTGACCACCACCGAGGCCGCAACCAGACTGAACGTCAGCAAACGCACGCTGATCCGCTGGCGGCAGTCCATCCCGATCATCGGACCGCCGCCAATCCGCATCGGCAACTCGATCATGTACGCCGAACAGGACGTGAACTGTTGGATACTCACACAACGAGAGAAAGGCAAAGCATGAGAAGACAGACCGTAGATCCACGCATCAGAGCGAAGGTCATCGCCACATACGGCAACCGGTGCTGGCTCGGCATGCCGGGCTGCTCCGTCACCGCGACCGAGGACGACCACATCATCCCGTTCAGCCACGGAGGCCAGGACACCGTGGCGAACCTGCGCCGCGCGTGTAAGCACTGCAACGCGATGCGCCAGGACCGTGTGCTGTCCGGTTACGGCGCGACCCTGCACGCGGTCATCGGACCTCCACGCGCGGACTTCGGCATGGCCATGCAGCCGATGCTGCGCCGTGACAGCATCGTGGTGAGCTTCGATAGCCTGCTGCGCGACCTGTGCCCGACGCAATCCAGAGCGAGCGACGGGCTCCGTCTCGCCGCCGCGATGGCATGGGACGGCGCGGCCCGCACACTGGCCAAGAGCTCGGAGCCGTTGGACGTGTGGCTTGTGCGCACGCTGCCACGCTCACGACGCCATCCAGACATGCTGTCCGAATGGATAGCCCTGGATTACGATGTGCATGTCATCGAGACCCCGGCCGATGCGACGTTCGCCAATGACCTTACGCCGCAGGAATACCGGGCCGCGCAGCAGTGGTACTCGCTGCATCTCACGCAGCAGGCGGTGGACGCCCGCATGGCCGCGAGACGGCAGCGGCTGACCGCTCTGGGCCTTCGCCACGACGGACCGGCCGACCGGCCGAGATGGTGAGCCGCTTTTTTAAACGGCCGCCGGCCCGAAGACCCCGCGCCAAGTCTTTTCTCCCCCAGAACCATGCAAAAAAGCATGAAAACGTTGGAAAACCAAGGAAAACACATCATGAATCAAGGAATATTGGAAGGTTTCGAGGAATACACGCATCCCTACGGCATCAGCGGCCTTCAGGAGCAGGCGACCATGAATCTCATCAAAAGCTTCGTGGACGGCAAGACGTTGACGCCCGAGGCTACCTACATCTGCAAGTCGATGCTCTCGATAGCCAGGAACATCGACATCCAGAACAGCAAGGGACGCGAGATCAGCCGCAACATGACATCACTGCTCACATGGTTCCAGGAACTCAAGGCGATGTATCCGGAACAGCCGCAGCTCGACCCGACGCTGACCGACTTCATCTCCGACGCGAAGGCCGGACTGTGAACATGCTCATGCGCGGCGGCACGAAACGCGACGAAACGCGGCCGACCGATGGCGAGATCGTGTCAAGGACGGCCGGGATGCTCGGCAAACCGCTGCTGCCATGGCAACGCTACGTGGCCGACGTGGCCGGCGAGATCGACCCGGCCACCGGAACGTACTATTACGACCGTGTGGTGCTTTCCACGCCGCGCCAGTGCGGCAAGAGCACGCTGATCGATACCGAGGACACGCGCAACGCTCTGCTCGGCCCAGACCGGAAGATCTATTACCTCGCGCAGACCGGCAAGGACGCCGAGAAGCATTTCAAGGACTTCGTGCAGCAGCTCTCGAAATCTGCGCTTGCCCCGTTCGCGCTCCGTCCTCGACTCTCGAACGGCGGAATGGAACAACGTTTCCGGAACGGCAGCTTCATCTGCCCATTGGCCGTGACCAAGGTGGCCGGCCATGGCACGCAGATGGACAAGTTCACAATCGACGAGGCATTCAGCTTGGACGACGAGACCGGCAAGCTGATCCTCGACGGCATGGCCCCGACCATGAACACGAGACTGCACTTCACTGGCGTCCAGCCCCAGATCTGGATAACCTCGACCGAAGGCACCGCAGATTCCACGTTCCTCAACGGCCTGCTCGACTCCTTCCGTGCCGGAAACGTGCCCACACGCACATGCTGGTTCGATTTCGGTATCCCCGACGACGCCGACCCCGAGGACTTCCAGACGATCCTGAAATGGCATCCCGCCGCCGGCCTGCTCTGGGACATCCGCCAATTGCGCGACTTCCGCGAACAGTTCGCCGGCAACGAGGCCGGCTGGGCGCGCGCCTTCGGCAACCGGCGCGACACCGGCGTGGCCGAACGCATCATCCCCGACCAGCTGTGGCAATCCACGTTGGCCACGCCGGTCACACCGGATCGGATCGACGGCCGACCCGTGGTGATAGCCGCCGCCGTGGACGTGGACGCCACGAACACGTCAGTCTCCGCCGCGATCGTCAACACGGACGGCACCGTGACCGTGCAATTGCTCGAAGTCCTGGACGGCACCGGCATGGCACCCGCCGAGATCACGAGAATCTGCGACACCTACCACGCTCCCCTGGTCATGGACTGCAAGGGACCAAACGCCGACCTGCACGACCGGCTCGCATCCATGACCGACGAAGCCGGCGACCCACTGATCGAACTGATCGCCATGCAATCATCCGACTACCTCGCAGTCGGCCAGGCATTCGTCAGCGGTCTGCGGAACCGGCTGATTCGCCATGCCGCCGATACCGAGCTCGACGCAAGCGCGGCCAGCTGCGCGAGGACATGGAGCGGCGACGCATGGCGCGTCACACGGCGTGGCAGCACCGGGCTGACCTCGCCGATTGAATCATGCATGTTGGCGGCGTGGGGAGCGCATCACCTGCCATCTGACGGCACGTTGCAAATCTTCTGACGTGTCACCGTTTGTCACTGAATGTCACCGTTTGTCACTGAATGTCACCGTTTTTTTGTCCATGACGTGCCGCCGCGCATAATCTCGGCGTCATGAATCTTTGGAAACGAATGAGGCTCGCAGGCCGCGTACTCACGCGCGGCGCGGACGGCACGGACATGCCGGACGGCATCAAGCCGCCGAAACGGGGGCCGGCCACCGAACCGTTGCAACTCTCAACCGTGTTCCGTGGCGTGCAGGTGCTTCAGACCGCCATCACCGGCCTGCCGATCGTGGAACAGCGCGGCGGCCGTGACCTGCCGGACGTGAGCCCCATGGTGTTGCAGCCGGACGTGAGCCGTTCACGCCGTGATTTCATCGCCGACATCGTGGCCTCTCTCGTGCTCGACGGCAACGCCTTCACGCGCATCGTGCGCGATTGGAAAGGCGAGATCGTCACCTGCGAGATGCTGCCGCCGCAATACGTGACCGTCACCGACGAAAGCGACGACCCGGCACGCCCCGACCTGCGGTTCTCCTATCTCGGCCATGTCTACACCGCCGATGACGTCGTGCACAGCAAGTTCCTCAACGTGCCCGGCCGACTGCGCGGACTCGGCCCCATCTCGGCGGCACGCGAGGAGATCGAGGCCGCGCAGCTCGCGCGCGACTACAAGGCGAAGTTCTTCACGGACGGCTCGAACCTCAAGGGCTATCTGCGCACATCAGAGAACATCACACAGGAAGCCGCGCAGCAGGCAAAGGCATCATGGAAGGCGTCGGGCGAGGCCGGCGACATCAAGGTAGTCGGCAAGAACCTGGAATACGTGCCGCTCTCACTTAAGCCAGCAGACTTGCAGTTTCTTGAGACTCAAAAGTTCGATACCACGCAGATCGCCCGTCTGCTCGGCATCCCGGCAAGCATCATGCTCGCCGCCGTCGATGGCTCGAACCTCACCTACAGCAACATCGAACAGTCGTGGATAGAGTTCGCCGACTACACGCTGGCCGCCTACACCGGCGAGATCGAGGAGATCTTCAACCGTCTGCTGCCGCGCGGCCGGACCGCGAAGTTCGACTGGGACAGCTCCCAACGTGCGAACATGAGCGACCGCTACACGGCCTACAAGACAGCCATCGAGGCCGGTTTCCTCACCGTCGATGACGTGAGACGCAAGGAAGGGCTGCCGGCGCTCGGAAAGGAAGAAGACCAATGAACATCGAGAAACGCGAAATCGCCTGGAAGGGCCTGAAGCTCCGCTCCACGGACGACGCCGGCTCATCGACGGTGGAGGGCGTCGCCGTGCCGTTCGGCGACATCATCGACACGTGGGACGGCGCGGAGACCTTCGACCGAGAATGCGAGTTCGATGGACTTGACGAGGCGAAACTGTGCTTCGAGCACGGCGAGACCATCGGCCGCATCACCAAAGCGGAAAGCACGGACGACGGACTGCACATCACCGCGCGGATCAGCGACACGGCACGCGGCCGCGATGCCATGACCCTGATACGTGACGGCGTGCTCGACAGCTTCTCGGTCGGATTCATTCCTCTCGAATCGCAGAAGGACCGCGACGGCATCACCCACCGCCGCAAGGTCCGTCTGCTTGAGACCAGCATCGTGAGCTGGCCGGCCTACCAGAACGCGAAAATGACCAAATCAGCGGCACCAGCCGTGGAACAAAGGAAGGAAACCATGGAGAACAACAACGAACTGATGGACCTGATCCAGTCCATGCAGGAGGAACAGCGCGGCATCAAGGCCGAGATCAGCAAGATGGGCGCGAAACCGGCACCGGCTGCCATCGGCGCGGCGTACCGGAGCCACGGCGAATACATGCAGGCCCTCGCGCGAGGCGACGAACAGGCCATGACCGTGATGAAGGAATGCCGCGACCTGATTTCCACCAAGGACACCGGCAACACCGCCACCTGGATCGCCGACGACCTCAAACTGATCGAGGACCGCCGCAAGGTCTCCCAGCTCCTGACCCATGACACGCTCCCGGCGACCGGCATGAGCATGGAATACCATGTCGTGACCTCCGACACCACAGCCGTCGGCAAACAGGAGACGGAAGGCTCAGAGCTTTCCTTCGGAAAAGTCACCTTCGGCACCAAGACCGCCGACATCAACACCTACGGCGGCTACACTTCTTTGAGCCGCCAGACCATCGAACGCAGCACCACGCCGATGCTCAACACCGCGATCACCGCATTGCAGAACGCCTACGCGAAGGCCACCGAGAAGGCAGTGCGCGACCATCTGTACGCGGAGATCAAGGCGCAGCGCGACGCATCCTCTGACGCCAACAAGATCGACGCGCCACAGTTGGCCAACATGACCATCGACGATTGGGTGTCACTCATCATCGACGCGTCCGAACTGGCCGACGACCGCAACGTGTCGCTGACACGCCTCGCGGTCTCCAAGGACGTGCTCAAGGCACTGGTGAAACTCAAGGATACCGGTGACCGGTTCTTCAACCTCAGCGGCGACGGGTCGGACACCATCGGAAGTTTCGACCTGACCGGCGTGGCCGGCACGTTCATGCGCGTCCCTGTCGTGCTGCTGCCGAACGCCGATGCCGGACTGGCCAGCTTCATCGACCCCTCCTCCGTGACCGTGTGGGAGTCCGGCGGCCCCGCGCAGCTGACGGACGGGGACGTGACCGGCCTGACAAACTCCTACAGCGTCTACGGATACATGGCCGTGGCCACGACCTATGCCGACGGCCTGATTCCGGTGAAGTTCGCCACGGCATGATGATCGATGACAACACCCTGCTGCAACGACTCCGCGACGAGGTGGGTGTCCCGGCCGGCGAGGACGACCGGCTCACGGTCAAACTCGCGGCGGCGAAGCGATACGTCGCGCACGCGGTCGGCACCGCCACCGTGGACGACGATCTGCTGGCCGACTGCATCGTCTCCTGCGCGGCCGACCTGTTCAACATGCGCGACGCCCGGCTCGGCGTCATGGACGTGGGCGACTCGACCGTGGAACCATTCAGAATCTCCACCGACCCGCTCCGCTCGGTCTGGCCGAAACTCCGCGCCGCCGGCGTGCTCACCGGGGGCATGGTGATCGCATGAACATCCAGGAACAACGCGCCGCGCTGATGAACACGCTCACCGACATGCTCGATGGACTGGTCAGCAGCGTCAGCATCGACGCCCAACTGATCCGCCCGGCGGCCGGCAAAGTCGCGGTGTTCATCGAACCGCCAACCGTGGAATGGCCATCATGGGGCCCGCCAGAACCGGTCTGGACGTTGGACGTCATCGCCGGCACGCCGGCCACGCAGCCATCCGCAGTCGATGACATCCTCACAGCGCTCGACCGGCTCGCCGACAAGGGCCTGAACCTTCAGAAGGCCACACCGGCAAGCTGGAACCTGGCCGGCGCCGGCACGCTCGCGGCCTACCAGGTCACATTGAACGCTTTGGAAATCGAAGAAACAGAATAGGAAGGAACAATCATGGCTGGAAAGATCCGCACGCTCGGACCGGGCATCTTCAAAATCACCGACACCGCAAACGGCAGGGACTTCAGCGCCGACCTGACCAAGGCGCAATTGAACCCGTCGAACAGTAGCGACGACCCGACCACCTACCTCGACGGATCAGAGGAAACGAACACCACGACCACATGGACGTTCGAGGGCACCATAGGCGACGACTTCAGCGAGGACGGTCTGGCCGTCTGGCTCTTCGACCACAAAGGCGAAACACTGCCGGCCCAGTTCGTACCGAACAAGAACGGCAAGATCCAGTGGACCTTCAACGTCACCATCGCGCCAATCGCCATCGGCGGCGACGTCAAATCGAAGAACACGAACGATCTGAGCTTCGCCGTCACGAACGTCGCCCACGCACCGTACAC